TGCCTGCGGCCCGGCTGACGGCGACCGGCCTGCCGCGCGGCGGCGGCGAGTATGAAGTTGTGAGAAACGCCGTCATGACGGAGAGCGGCGGACTTCTGATGCTGGAGGGCGGCGGCAGCATGGCATTGGAAAGGGTGGCCGTAATGAGAGCCGGGAGCAATAGGGCTGAATGGGCTAATGTGGGAACTGAGAGAACCGGGAGGACTGGGAACACTGGGAGAGCCGGGACTGACGGTTATGGATTGTGAATTGTGAATTGATTAAGGAATAACGACATGGAAGAGAATCTGAAGATAAGCGAGATGACGGAGCTGCAAGAAACGACGGGCAGCGAGGAACTGCCACTGGCGCACGGCGGCGAGAACTACAAGGTGAAGGTTGCGAACCTGAAGAAGGGCCTGCTGACCGAGACGCAGGCCGACGGGAAGTATCAGGCGAAGGGGGACTATGCCACCAAGACGGAGCTTGGCGGCGTCCAGCAGTCGGTGACGCAGAACACGGAGGACATAGCGTCCTTGCAGGCGGAGGTAGGCGCGATGCAGACGGGCTTCTGCCTTGGCCGGTGGGACGAGGACGAGCTTGACCCGGAGATAGTGGAGCGCAAGGGGGAGACAGCGTTCCTGGAGAAATGGGACGCGTACCTGCTCGACACTACGGACAACGCCGGGGAGACGACGCGCCCTATAGGCAAGCTGAAGCGTAACAACTGGCTCAGGTTCGCGGACGGACGGTTCGCCCCGACGGTGGGCATCACGGAGGCGATGAGGGCGCAGTGCGACGTGGAGCTGTACCTGAACGCGGAGCACACGGAGAAATACTGCGACGCCGGTGCGTTCGACGCGGAGGCGTTCTACAACGAGTACGGCATGGAGCAGAAGCTCTACGACGCCACCGGCGAGGAGATAGGACACATACTGCGCCCGTGGGAGACGGTGGAGACGAAGTACACCATCGGCGTGGGCAGGGACGACAAGGTGTACCTTGTGGACCAGCTGAAGGGCGGCAGCGGCAAGGTGTGGAGGGGGCTGTCGTCGACGGCCCACCCTTACGACGGAGTAGACGCGAGCGCCTACGGGCTGGAGCCGACGGCGATGTCGCCGGGGCCGGTATGCACGGTTGGCGGCAAGGCGCGGTGCTTCTTCTTCCTGTACCAGGGGGAGGCGAACTGCCAGGGGAGCGTGGGGCAGGCGGAGAACTGCACGGTGTTCCACAAGCAGAGGACATACCCGAGGGTGAGCGACATGAACCAGGCGAACAACATGAAGTACGCGAGGGCGAACAACGCCGAGCCGGAGAGGAGCTATCCGTTCGCGGAGGGCGGCTACCACGCGCTCAACACGTTCATGACGGCGATGGAGGTGCTGTACGGCACGAAGTACCTGCACGACGCCAACCTGTTCTCGAGCGGCACGTCGAGCAACGACAGTGCCGGGACGCCGGAAAACGTAAGCTCGCACGGCGGCATAAAGATAGGAGACGGGGACGCGAGCTATCACAAGTGGAGCGAACAGACGGACATCTACTACGACGCGGAGGGCAACCGCACCAACATGAGCGCGACGGTGAACAAGGAAGCCCCGAAGTGGGAGTGCCTGGAGGCGCAGATGGCGGCGAGCTTCGCCGTGGAGACGGGCGTCGCGGCAGGCGTGGAATACAAGTTCAACGGCGACACGTACAGGTGGGAAGCCGCGGCAGGCGTTAAAGGCTTGGCCGACGGGGAGATGAACGCGAGGGTGTACAAGCATATACAGTACAGCCTTACGGCATACGACGCGGAAGGCGCGGAAACGGAGTCCCCCATGGAAATTTACCTGCGCTGCGGCCTGATTAAGGGCATGGACGTGAGCGGCGACATCTTCTGCTACTGGGGCGGCGGCGCGGAGCTTGTAGGCACGTGCGAGCACTTGCAGGAGGAGCAGAGGACTGGCAACAAGGTGGAGATGTACCTCCAGCCCGACCAGCGGCTGTGGGCTTACGAGACGACCGGGAGCAAGGCCGACGGCGGACGCTTCGGCTTCGAGGACACGTACATGAAGACAGGCGAGAGCGAGAACCTTGGCGACAGCTACGCGCTGAAGAGGCAGCCGTACACGCCGTGGAGGACGGAGAAAGGCGGAACCATAGGCACGGGCGAGTGTTACTACCAGTGGGACAACAACTACTGGGGAAACACGCTTGGCACGAGATACAGGCTTGCCTTGCGTTGTCGCGGCAATGCGATCTCTGCGGCTTGTAGCGGTCGCAACCTGATTGCGGGCCGCGGTGTCGGTTCTGCGAGCTGGAACAACGGCGGGTCTGCCCAAGCCCTGATAGGAAGCGCAGCACCGCCGCAGGCGGAATGATGCCCTTGCAAAGGGCGGATGCGAAAGGACAATGCACAATTGCATTATTCGTATCAGTAAATCCTGCCGTCTCCTGACAAGTGCGACAATGGGAGCGTGACCTCTGAAGCAGGAAGGGCAGGTTGGAAGAACGGGACGGAAGCCGCCTTGCGTTGTCGCGGCAATGCGAACTATACGGCTTGTAGCGGTCGCAACCTGAATGCGAACAACGGTGTCGGTTATACGAACTGGAACAACGGCGGGTCTGCCCAAGAAGGATTTTTCAATTCATAATTCATAATTCATAATTCATAATTAAGAGTGAAGAGTTAAGAATTAAAAACATAATGTTATGAAAGGACTGAACTACACGGAAGTGCCCACGACGCAGGCGGAGAGCCTGAACGTGGCGAAGGAGACTTGGAAGGACGGAAGGATAGTGTCCCTTGACGAGGGGCGGCACGTGACGCTGTACTTGGGGCACAGGACGCTCACGAGGGCTGAAGCCTCGCCGGACGGAGAGGCGGCGGAGAGGACGGTGACGGAGGCTTTCGCCGTGAGGGTTGCGAAGCCTTTGACGAAGGCGGCTGCGGTGAATGCCGCGGAGATGGCGGCCTACGGGCTGCTGTCGGCGATGGACGTTGCGAGCCTTAACGCGTCGCTGGCGCGGAAGTGGCGCGAGAACGTGAACGACATGGACGTGAGGGAGCACGATGAGCTGGTGGCGTGGGTGAAGGAGGAACTGGCCGCGACGGGCATGTTCGCTCCGGCGGAGGCCGCCGCCACCCACACGGAGAGCGTGACGCTGGCCGACATGTCGCGTTTGGTGAGGATGAGGGTGAACGGGCTGGACTTGACTGACGAGGAGGCGCTGTCTGTGAAGTCGGCTTACCCGGCCTGGGAGGAATTTATAGGCAAGGAGCTGAAAACCGGCATGAAGGTGCAGCATGGCGGAAAACTGTACAAGGTCAGACAAGACATTGCCACGGTGCTGGAGAACCAGCCGCCGTCGATAGATACCGCCGCGCTGTATGAGGAGATAAACGAGACGCACGCTGGCACGGAGGAAGACCCGATACCGTACAACAACAACATGACGCTGGAAGAGGGCAAGTATTACTCGCAGGACGGCGTGACGTATCATTGCACGCGAGGGACGGAGATAGCGGTTTACGCGGACTTGAAGGACTTGGTGGGCATTTATGTGGAACAGGCAAACTGATGAACCATGATTGAGAAGGTAAAGAGTTATTTCGGAGTTGACGGGCTGCTGCACATCGTGTGCAGCGCCCTGATTGTAGGCGTGGCCGGAGTGTTCATGCCGCTGTGGGCGGCTGTCCTTGTGGCGGCGCTGGTGGGTGTTGGCAAGGAAGTCGTATATGACCGCATGCTCGGCAAGGGCACTTTCGACAGGAAAGACCTGCTGGCCGACGCAGTGGGCATAATCATCGGCGCGCTATGACGGACGGCAACATGAACACGGGGACAAAGGCCGTAAGCCTTGTGCTGATGGGCAACGAGCTTACGGCCATCATCAGCGACGCGCGGTGGCTGCTGATTGTGATACTTGTGTGCGTGGTGGCAGACTTCCGTTACGGCTGGGGCGAGAGCCACAAGCGGTTCAACATTGCCAAGGAGAAGGGCGACAAGATGGACATGCACGAATACAAGTGGCGGACGTCGAGGGCGCTGCGCAGGACTGTGAACAAGCTGGTGGACTACTTCATCTGGGTGTGCCTCGGCATGCTGGTAGGCTGGGCGATACTGCGTCCGCTGGGCATCGACTACATGCTGGGCGGAATAGTCGCCACGACAATAGCCGTGGGATGCGAGGCGAAGTCGTTTATAGGGCATTTCTTTTACCTTCACGGCGTGAGGATTGAGGAAAAGAGCGTGAAGGGCTTTCTCCGGGCTTTTGTCGTAGCATTTGCCAAGAGGAAGGACAAGGACATCGGCGAGGCCCTGGAAGAGGGACTGAATGTAAGTGAAGAAAGAAGAAAGGATGAAAAAAACAAAGGCAATGAAGGCGAGTGAAGAGCTTATAGAGAAGATTAAGGAGTTCGAGGGGTACTCGAACACTGCTTACCGTTGCGCTGCCGGTGTATGGACTTGCGGCTGGGGCCACGTAAGGGGCGTGACGGCCACGACGACTTGCGTGAAAAGCGAGGCTGAACGGTGGCTGAAGGAAGACCTTGCGCCGGTGGAGGCATACGTGGGCACCATTGAACAGGTGAGGACGCAGGGGCAGTTTGACGCGCTGGTGGACTTCGCGTATAATCTCGGTGTCGGGAACTTGAAGTCGTCAACGCTGCTGAGGAAGATAAAGGAAGGAGCGCCGGCGGAGGACATCCAAGAGCAGTTTAGGCGGTGGGTGTACGCCGGGGGCAAGGTGCTGAAAGGCTTGGTGAAGAGAAGGGAGTGGGAAGCCCAACGCTGGGCGGAATAATACAGGCGGCGGAGCGCACCTTGGCAACCATGATACTTGAATAATGGGTGCGCCGAGCCGCTTACAGTTTTTCCAAAATGGGAATAAGTGACTGGTGCATGAATTGCAACCGTCGCAAGGCGCTCTTTGACATCGTGGGACTGCTGTTAAAATAGTGAATAAGGTTTAATATTCTTGGAAATTTGTGCATTGTTGTGTACTTTTGCACACGAGACTAACACTTAATAATATTTATATTATGAAATTTAATGAGTTATATGAGCAAATAATGGGTTCATCTGAATCGGAGGACAATAAAAGCACGGAAAAAGAACAAGGTTTTTATTCATTGTATGATAAGACCGAATATGAAACCCATACATATAGCAATCTAAGTAATATAAAATTATAGTTATGCCTTGTTGGAGTGAAATAATGAACAAAGTTCAGGAAAATGGTTTGCAAAAAGCTCCTGATTACTTAATTCAAGAATGCAACAAATACCTGAAACAGATTGCAAACCTTACAGGGCGTAATGTAATTGCCTATTATTCCGGCTGGCTCAAAAACAACGTACATGAAGCATCTATTATTGAAACCGATAAAAATGCTTTCATGAATGCTGTCTATCAGATGGACAGGGATAAAGGACTGGATATAATTTTACATACTCCAGGAGGGGACATTGCTGCTACTGAAGGCATCGTCAATTATTTAAAAAGCATGTTCGATGGAGACATCCGTGCCATCGTTCCACAAATATCAATGTCTGCTGGAACAATGATAGCGATGTCGTCCAAGGAAATCATAATGGGCAGGCAGTCGTCTTTGGGGCCGATAGACCCTCAAATTAATGGTGTTGCATGCCAAATGGTTATAGACGAATTTTATAAAGCTGTTGACGAAGTAAAAAGCAATCCGGCATCATTAGGATTATGGCAGGCGATAATATCGCATTATGGCCCTACATATTTGACTGTATGTGAAGATGCTGTTAAATGGTCGGAAGAATTAGCGACAAAATGGTTGACAGAGATTAATCCAGGTATAGACATGGATAAAATCAAATATGTTTTTATCAACCATGAACATAGCTATTCCCATAGTAGACACCTATCAAAAGAAGACTGCCGTAATGCAGGTTTAAATATCAAGGATTTGGAAGACAATCAAGATATGCAAGAGGCTGTGTTAAGCCTTCATCATTGTTATATGATTTTATGTGACATTATACCTATAGTCAAAATCGTAATGAACCAATATGGCAGGTCTTATGTGCAGACAAAGCAAAACAAGAAGTAACAATAAAAAACTTTTACACATATTCAATTAATAAAATTAGCGGCAGTTCCACGACGACGGGGCTGCCGCTTTTTTGTTTAATCCCTGCCGAAATCGGTAGATTTAAAAATTGGAATATGGATAGGATGAAAGGCTTGTTTTGGGGATTGCTGGCGTGCGCGGTACTGACGCTGCTGTTCGGTTGCAGGAGTGTGAAGTACGTGCCTGTGCCGTCGGTGAGTGTTGACAGCGTGTACGTTGACCGCTTTCACCGAGATAGCGTCTACCTGCATGACAGCGTGTTCGTTAATCAATATTCAAAAGGCGACACGGTGTTTGTTGACAAGGTGGTGACAAGGTACAAATACAAAGACAGGTTGAGGCATGACACGGTAGCCGTTGTCAGGGCTGACAGCGTGCAAGTGCCCTACCCTGTAGAGAAGGACTTGGGCTGGTGGGAGAAGACGAGGCTTTACTCATTCCCCGTGCTTGTGGCGATGATTGCCGTGCTGGCGTTCGTCGTAGTGTGGCTCGTGAAGAAGCTGCGGAAGAAATAGGCAAGGCTCTTTGTCGGGGAAGAGCGAAAATAAACCCCGGCACCCGAAAGTTTTGTCGCCAAACATTACTTTTAACGCTTTTATACGTCACGCGGTAGTGCCGGGGATAAGTCCTCGCACCGCGTGACGTGTTTTTAGGTAAAAAAAGTAATGTTTGGCAACGCAAAGGTATAAATTATTTTTGATATGACAAGGTTTTCGGGTAAAAACAGGAGGCCGAGCACGGTTTTTCGTGACAACAAGGTGCATGAGGCATACGAGGAGATATGCAAGGAATTGGGCGAATATTCAAGATTGGTGCCACGGCTGCATATATATGAAAAAGTGAAGGAGCGGACGGGACTAAGCACTAAGACGATAGCTTATATCTTAAATCATACAGAGAAAGAGCAAGGATGAGAGAGCTGGGAGAACTGGGATTGTGAGAGAATGGGAACAGTATAATTGGTTTCCGCAGACAGGCGGATAATGGGTTGCCAATAGGAAAGTAACTTTTCATAAAGCGGTTGGTTTTTGTGAACTTTGCTGCACGAACGATATTGTTCGCAACACAAAAACTAAACTAAACTTTATGGACAGAACTTATGTTTTCAATTCGGACGGTGGCACCGGTGGCGGAAGCAAACTCGATGTCACAGCCATGCTGCCTGGCATGCTGGGTGGCTACCGTGGAGTAGATCCTAACGTGCTGGCACTGATGAACGGCAACGGCGGTTTCGGCGGACAGAACGGCATCTGGGGAGTGATTTACCTTGCCATCGTGGCAAGCATCTTCGGCTGGAACAACGGCGGTTTCGGCGGCTTCGGCGGACGCGGCGGCAACGGGCTTCCAGCGGAGCTTGCAGGAAACGCAGGGCGCGAACTGCTCATGCAGGCCATACAGGGCAACGCAAGCGCAATCAACCAAATCGCATCGACGCTGAACTGCTCAAGCCAGCAAATCGAAAGCGCACTGTGCAATATCCAGAACAGCATCGGCCTGACCGGTACGCAGATTATCAACGCCATCCAGAGCGGTGACAACGGCATCGTAAACCAGCTGTCAACCTGCTGCTGCAACATCCTTCAGGCTGTGGAGCGTCAGGGTGCGGCAACACAGTTGCAGAACTGTCAGAACATGAACACCCTGACACGTGAGATGAACGACAACACCCGTGACCTTCAGGCCGCAACACAGGCACAGACACAAGCCATACTCGCCAAGCTCGACGCAGCCGAGACCCGTGTGCTTCAGGACAAGCTCGACGCAGAGCGTCAGAAGAGCGCGACACTGGCCGCACAGCTCAACAACGAGCATCAGACACAGGCGATAATGGCAAGCGTGGCACAGCAGAACGCACCTATCGTTGCCGCATTGCAGGCATTGCAGAGCGATGTGGACGGCATCAAGTGCAAGCTGCCGAACACGGTAAGCGTGCCATACCCACAGTTGCAGGTTTACAATCCCGAAGTAGCACGTGCTGCGGCATTCGGAGCGGCAGCAGGCGGTTACGCAGGTTACGGTTGCGGATGCGGTTACGGTAACGGTTTCTGGGGTTAAGCAAGGAAAGGAGGCGACTATGTGGGAATTTTTCTTTGGACTTCCTTTCAACTTCCCGTCGCTTGGCCGCAACAACTACAACACCATACCGAGCGCAGGTGTTACGGTAGGAACTGACGCGGTGACGATTGAACTGCCCAACCATTCGCTGTACAGGCGCAACTATGTAGGCTCGTTTTTCCTGAACCTGCGCACGGCGATACCGGCAGGCACCACGGGAACGCTACCGGTGAACATCAGTTCAAACGGCGTATCGTTGCCGCTCATGGCGACGGAGGGTGTGCCGGTAACGGCGGACAACCTGAACGGAGCCGGCATATACGAGATACACTACAACCGCTACACCAACGAGCTGTATCTCGTGAACGCTGGCTACAGGCCGGCTGCCGCGGCAGCGGCAACAGCCAACGCACGGCAGGCGGCACCGGCGGC